AAAAAAGAATTAAGTACATGAAAGACAGAAAAGCTAAAGGTAAAAACTTCTCTGCTAAAAACTTAAAAGAGTTAGAAGCAAAATTAGCAGCAAACTAAAAACAATGTTAACCAAGAAAGCTACTGATCTTCCATTTAAGGAAATCATGGAGCTTATAAATGCAAATAATGGATTCTACTATTCTAAAGACTCAAAAAAGAAACTTAACCGATATGCAGGAGAAGTTTCTAGACGTTTTGTTCGGAGAAGCGAAGGGAGATCCGAGAAAAGCCGCTGAACTAGCAGGCTACTCTAGCCACTCCTATCCTAAAGTTGTCCGAAACTTAAAAAAAGAAATTACAGAATTGGCGGAGAATCACCTATCCACGTACTCTGCCAAGGCAGCAACTAAACTGGTCGAACTCTTAGATGAGGATGGCACGACACCACATGCCAGTATTAGATTAGCGGCTGCCAACCAAATATTGGATCGAGTTGGAATTGTAAAAAAAGATCAGCTCGATGTCAATATGAATTTAAAACATGGTATGTTTATATTACCAGCAAAAGATGAACCAGAAGAATCAATTGTTACTCCAGTCCAAGATTAAAAGAAAGGCACGTACAATTCCTTTTGGTTATAAATTATCAGAAGACCCAGATTATATTGAACCAATAGAATCTGAATTAGAAGCTTTAGAAGAAGCAAAAAAATTTTTAAAAACATGTTCATACCGAGAGGTAGCTATTTGGCTAACAAGAAAAACAGGAAGATACATATCATATGTCGGACTTAGAAAAAGAGTTGCAAGAGATACCGCTTCCAAAACCAAAGAAGAAAGTCAAAACCAAAGCCAAGCAGTCGGCTAAACAAGCTTTAGCTAGAACACGTAAAAAAGTTGCAAAGGCAGAACAATCTCTACGTTCAGCCAAGGCTCATGCAAAAAATGTCAAGGATAAATTGTTAACCATTGACAAAGTATTGGATGGTAAAGAACAGCAACTTATAACCCAAGACGTAATAGACGAAGTTCCAGAAAATATACAGGAACATCTATCTGCACAGAATATAATCTTTAAACCAAATGATGGTCCACAAAGAGATTTTCTAGCAGCATCAGAACGAGAAGTGTTTTACGGTGGAGCAAGAGGTGGTGGTAAATCTTATGCCATGTTAATAGATCCTCTACGATACTGTCATAAAGAACATCATCGTTGTCTACTACTTCGAAGAACAATGCCTGAGTTAAGAGATTTGATTAATCATTCTCAACGATTATACTCAAGAGCATATCCAGGAGCAAAATGGAGAGAGCAAGAAAAAGAATGGAGATTCCCATCAGGAGCAAAAATAGAGTTTGGTTATGCAGAGAACATGACAGACGTTTTGCGATACCAAGGGCAATCTTACACATGGATAGGAATAGACGAACTTCCACAATATCCTTCGCCAGATATATATAATTTTCTAAGATCGTCACTTAGATCAGTTGATCCAAGTATACCAGTATACATGAGGGCTACAGGCAACCCAGGTAACGTTGGATCACAATGGGTTAAAGAAATGTTTGTAGATCCTATAGATCCAAACACAGCTTTTAACATAGAGATTTCTACACCCACAGGTATAAAATATATAACAAGAAGATTTATACCAGCTAAGTTACAAGATAATCCGTACCTTATGCAGACTGATGATTACTATGCAATGTTATCATCACTACCAGAAGTACAGAGAAAACAATTTTTAAATGGAGACTGGGATGCATTTTCTAATGCAGCATTCTCAGAATTTGACAGAGATGTACACGTTGTTGAACCTTTTGAAATACCTAAAGGCTGGCAGCGATTTCGTGCTGCTGACTGGGGTTATAGTTCTCCTGCTTGTTGTTTATGGTTTGCTATTGACTACGATAATAATTTATGGGTTTATAGAGAACTGTATACTCAAAAGATTACAGCAGATGTATTCGCAAGAAAAGTTCTAGACCTAGAGCACGGAGAATACATACGCTACGGGGTTTTAGACGCTAGTACATGGGCAAGAAGAGGTGATGTGGGTCCAAGCATTGCAGAGACAATGATTCAAGCTGGATGCCGTTGGAGACCTTCTGATAGAACTCCAAGAAGTAGAATTAGTGGAAAGTTAGAAATCCACAAACGATTAAAGGTTGAAGACAAAGAACCAGGTATTCGTATATTTTCTAATTGTAGAAACTTGTTAAGAACATTTCCTACACTACCATTAGATGATAGTAATCCAGAAGATATTAATACACACGTAGAAGATCACGCATATGATGCATTAAGATATGGATGTATGAGTAGACCAATACATACAAGTTATGCAAACAAAGTATTTGGTAATAATAACACAACAGCTAATTTTGTCCCCTCAGATAAAATATTTGGATATTAACAGAGAGGATATATGAAGAAAGTAAAGTTACCTACTATAAATAAAAAGAATTTTCCTTATGACTTAGTACAAGTGATATGGGAAGATATCGTTGGAGATGCAGGCTGGGCTGAGATTCCAGATATTAAAAGTGCTAGCACAGCAATATGTTGTAGTCTAGGATACTTAGTATTTCAAAACGATAAGAAAACTATTATCATGTCAGATTTTATATTTGAAGATAATGGTAAAGTAAAAACAGGTGGTGGTTATACTACTCTCCCAACAACAAACGTTTTACAAATAAAAAAAATAAAAACATAGGAACAATATGGAAACTAAATTTGACCCAAAAGCTAAAATTACGCAAGGTGATTTAAGTTCAGCTCCTGATGGAAAGCAACCGAATCAACAGCCAGGTAATTTAAAAATTACTTATGGTAAAGAAGAACGTGCTATGGAAACTCAGGATGGTAAGTTTGACTACTACGAACCAAAAAAATTCAGAAGTCAATTAGATGCTAACTTTGATAAGTTGGCTGATGAAAAGGATTATTAATGTCTGATACAGATAAATACATTAAGCATAAAAATCCTATATATGAAAAAAAAATAAATAAGAATACTAAAAAATCTAAAAAACTTAAAAGTAAAAATACTAAATTTTACGGATATACTAACATAAAAAAATATTAAGGAGATTAACATGGACATAATGAAAAGATATAAACATGGTGAACTTTCTGCAGATGTGGCTAAAGTTAAAAATGAAAAATTAGCTATAGACCCTAACTCAAAAGTTACTCATGGTTCAACTGCTGGAGACGGCAATGATAAGCCAGGTGCTAAATCAAAAGTTGACCCATCAATCTTTAGAATGGCTGAAGAAAGAGACTACTAGTAATGGCTATCAAACAGTACGCTAACGAACATCCTAAGTTTAATATGTTCGAGAAGTATAAAGCTGATAGAGATTCTTTAACAAAAAATGTTGAAGTAACTGGTATGCCTAATAAGCAGAAGAGTGGTGAAAATAAATCTACTAAAGTTAATTTAGATACTGCTAGAGCATTAAGTGGTAATCCTATTTTAACAAAAGAAGAATTAAGCACTATAAAAGAAACTACTAAAGATAAAGAAAAAATTATATAATGGATAATAACGAAAAGGATAATTACGATCCGTTTGTTGGATATGTAAGAGAGAAGTTCCAGCAAGCAGAAACAGCAAGACTTCAAGATGAGAAGAGATGGCTAACTGCTTATAGAAACTATAGAGGACTATATGGCCCAGAACAAACTTTTCGTGATAGTGAGAAATCAAAAGTATTTGTTAAAGTAACAAAGACTAAAGTTCTTGCTGCATTCGGTCAAATAATTGAAGTATTATTTTCAGCAGGTAAGTTTCCAATTGGTGTAACACCTACATCAATGCCTGAAGGTGTAGCAGAATATGCTCATCTAAATCCAAATAAACAACAAGAAGATCCACAACAACCAAAAGCAGAAAGCCCATATGGTTTTCCAGGTGATGGTGGTGGAATACCTTCTGGTGCTACAGCAGAATCTTTAATGAAAGATTTAGCACAACAATATGAGAACTTAGGTTTTGAAGAAGGAGATGCTCCTGATCTAAAAACTCAACCACAAATAGAGCCAGCTGCAATGGCAGCAGCTAAGATGCAAAAAGTAATACATGATCAGTTAGAAGAAACTGATGCTATCTCTGTTATGAGACATGTATTCTTTGAGATGGCTTTACTTGGGACAGGAATTTTAAAAGGTCCATTTACAAATGTAAAAACACAATACAAGTTTTCTAGAGATGAGGAAACTGGAACATCAGCAATGATGGAGATTGGTAAAGACGTACCAGGTATTGAAGCAGTATCATGTTGGGATTTTTACCCAGATCCTAATTCAACAAGTATGAATGATGCTGAGTATGTAATTCAAAGACATTCATTTAACACTGAACAATTTGCAGAACTTGCAAAGAAACCATTATTCAATGGTGAAAAAATTAGAGAATGTTTAGAAATGGGACCTAACTATCAAACAAGAGGATATGAATCTTCTTTGTATGATAGAGAAAACACTTCAACATTATATAAAAATAGATTTGAAGTATTAGAATATTGGGGTACAATTAATAGACAGTTAGCAGATCAATTAGATTTTGAATACGATGATGAATTAGATGTTGTATCAGTTAACGTTTGGATATGTGGTGGTAAAGTTTTAAGAGTAGTGGAAAATCCATTCTCACCAAA